TCACAGAACACCATACATTTTTATGGTTCCTGAATCTATGTTTCCGCTAGACATACTAAATTGCACTCCATCTACTGCCGCAGTAACATTACAGTACCCTGCTAAAAACGCATCTTGAGCAGCATTATTTCCTTCTATTGATATAGACCTAGCCATAAAATGTTTTACAAAAGTAGTAGAACTAGGGTCAAATAATTCTAATTCTCCACAAATATGTTGGTCGGCATCATTGCCTACAAACCTGTCTAAATTAGCCGCACTAGTGCTTTGTGCTAAATCACCACCAGTATTGTAAGACGCTTGTGCTTCAGAATCATCTTCTTTATGAGATGATTGAAAAAAAGTTGTTGTTTTAGTGGCATCAAAATTACTCCCGCCATCTCTAAAATTTATTAAAAAATTTTTTCTATCTTCTGAGCCATGTATATTAATAAATTTAAACACATAACTTTGATAGGTATTATCTATACCGCTAGTAAAACTTAAAGTAGCACTAGAACTAGCTGTTAATGTTTGAAGTAAAACTAAGTTCCTAGTTACTGTATCTGTAACTGTGCCAGTAAAAGCATAGGTAGCTGTTAGGTCAATAGATTCTGCTTGTACCTTACTAAGTGACATTATAATATCCCATAAAGTTTAATTGTTCCTGAACCTATATTTCCTGATGCAAACTTAAACTGTATTGCATCTATTGCTGCTGTTACATTAAAATACCCTGCTGTATATGAATCATATTCAAAATTATTTCTATCATTTGCTGATGTTCTTGCTTGAAAATGTTTTACAAAAGTAGTTGAACTAGGGCTAAATAGAAATAACTCTCCGTTTACACCATGGTCATTATCACTACTAACGCCTCTTGCTAATCTCATAAATCCAGTTCCTTGTGCAATATCTGCATCTCCATCATATGCCAAAGTTGCTGAGTATGACTCTGCCTCATCATGACCTGCTTCAAAAACTGTTGTAGTTTTAGTAGCGTCATAAGAAGAGCCACCATCTCTACCATTAAAAGTAAAAGCCACATTATCTGTTCCAGGATGTATATTAATAAATTTAAATAAATATGTTTTATAGGTAGCATCTAGTACAACACTACTTGCACCATTTACAAAAGTTAAATCATCACTAGAACTAGCCGTTAAAGTTTTAATTAACACTAATTGATTTGTATCTGTTACTCCAGTTGTTGTGCCTGTAAATGCATAGTTGTTTGTCAAGTCAAAAGATGCAGGTTTAAATTTACTAAGTGCCATTATGCTACTCCAAACAAACTAATTGTACCACCCTGTATTTCTCCAGATGACATTTTAAATTGTATCGCATCTATAGCTGAAGTTGTATTAAAATATCCTGCAATATGTGCATCCATTTGAACATCATTAGAAATGTAATTATCTGTTCTTGCCATAAAATGTTTTACAAAAGTTGTCGAACTAGGATTATATAAACGAAATATTCCTGAACAACTCTCATCATTTTCATTTCCCGTTGTTTGTGATAAATATTGAAAAGCAGTTGCCTGTGCTTGGTCATTACCTGCACCATATTCTATGGCAGCACCTCCATCATTTTCATTATGATATGCAGCAAACCAAGTAGATGTTAAGGCTACATTATAGTTACTACCTGAATCTATTGAACATTGAAATGAAAAATAAACATTATTAGTTTCAGGATGTATATTATTAAACACAAACAAATATTCTTTATATGTCGAATCTATACCACTAGTAAAACTTGCAGTTGCATCAGAACCATCAGATGTAAATGTAGATAATAAAGTTAAAGGTGTTTTATCAAATCCTGTTACTGTACCACTAAAAGCAAAAGTGTCTGCAAGATTAACTGCAGGTGATTTTATTTTAGATAAGGCTGTTCCGTTTCCAACATATCCCATATATTATCTCCTTTAACCTAATAAATATCCTGAAAAAAATGAGTTGCCATCTACGTCTGCTTGAGCAGTTCCACCATCTTGATAAAATTGAATTTTTGCAGTATCGGATGCATCCATATCTGCAATAACAGTACCTTTAAAACCATGTAAAGCTAAATCTGCATCAGCAAGATTTGAATGCATAATGTCAAGTCTGTAATCTCTATTAGAAGTATCTAATTGAAACCAAACATAGTTCATACCTACAGCATCTACTGCAGCTAGATTAAGACTAAAAGACAAATGATATCTTCCAGTAACTGGAGCAGTAAAAGTATAATTACCAGTATTATAATCTGCGTTATTATCAAATATCTCGGTACTATAAATTATATCTACATAAGCACCTACAGCCAGGTTATTTTGTGTTCCAGCCTTGGCTAAAAATGCGGGTTGTAAAGGTTTAGTAACATGACCATTTTCATCTATTACTATATTGGCAGTTGTGCCAAGAGCACTACCTTTCCCTATCACTAAATCATCAGTAGAATCATCAAGACCAATGTGGTAATCTTGTGCATTGCCATCAAAAACTATTTTCGTATCTTCTGCGGATGCTCTGCCTATTGTTACAACAGGTCCTAAATTAGTATTTTGGTAAGGAATATCTATAGTAGCTACAGCTTTTGCTTGATGCACTACATAAATATTATTTGTTCCTGCTCCGGGTGCTGCTGCAAATGCTAGAGTAGTTCCTGATAAAGTATATGCACTATTAGGGTCTTGTCTTACATTTTCTACAAAGACTTCTATATCAAATGTTGAAGTAGGTGCTACATCTAATGTAAAATCAGTTGCACTTCCATTACCACTAAATCTTTTACCTTGTAAAGACTGAAAAGTATTGTTGGTATCTATCGGTGTACCAAGATATCCCATTCTATGTAATCTCCATTACCGATAAAATTATGTCTGCTGCAGCTGAAGATGTTAGTGAAAGAGCATCAGTTGTTTCCATCACAACTTTATTTCCCGCTAACAGCTCAAGTGTTCCGCCAACAGGCACGGGTGCATTGGTTACCAACTCAACTGTTTGATTAGCTTCATTGTTTGCTCCTGCTCTATTGGAAGTATCTGTAGCTAAACTAACTGTTACAGTAATTTGACTAGTTGTTGTGTTACCTATCATAATACCAAGAAGCACTGTTGTTGTACTACTTGCTACTGTGTAAATAACGTCAGCACTAGTTACCCCTGCTTTAGTTATTGTTTTAAACGTATTTGCCATCTATCCTCCTATTATCCTAATGCAATCGCTAATGCAGTTGCCGATCCGTCTGTTAAAGTTACTACTCTAGATAATGCGGCTTTTCTATTTGTACCACCTGCACCATCATCTACTACAATTAAATCAGATGTTGTTAAATCCGCACCAATATCAGTGCCACCATCAATCTCTAATGCTGTTAATGCTACTTTTCCTACTGTTGATATTGTAGCTAATTTTGTATCTACTATCGCAGCACTTGATTTAATATCTGCGTTTACAATGTTTGTAATTGTATTGTTATCTGAATCTATTGATTTGTTTGTTAAAGTATCCGTTGTTGCTTTACCTACTAAAGTATCTGCTGCCGCTGGTAGTGTTACAGTAACATCTGCTGTTGCTGCCGGGCCAATAAGCGTTACTGCATTTGTTCCATTATCTGTATCTTCTTTAAATAATATAGAACCTGCTGCAGATGCAGAACCTGATAAAATAGGTGCTGTTATAGTTTTATTTGTTAAAGTTTGAGTAGCAGTTGTTCCTACTAATTCTTGATCACCACCATCTGGAAGTGTTAATGTGTTTGTAGAACCTGAAGCATGTGGTTGTGCTTGTAATTTTTGTGCGTGAGCATTACTTGATTCACAATAAAGTTTTAATTGAGCCCTAGAACCACTATTGGTTTTTAAATCAATAACTCCACCTTCAACAATTAAATCATCTCCAACAGTAAAATCTCTATTTGTTGTAAGACCTGTGTCGGCTGTGTGTGTTATAGTTGTGTCTGAATCAGCACCAAATTTTAAAACTGAAGCATCTGATCCTAAAACTAAATCATTAGGTAGAGTTACATCTGAGCTAGCATCTTCAAATACTGCTTTACTTGCAGGAAGTGTACAAAATACATCTTTTGTGCCTGCTGCAAAATCAACAGCATTATCACTATTAGAACTAGATATAACTGTAGTACGAGCTAGAGTATCTGGGGAAGCATCAGTTAAAGTACCTAAACCAATTTCAAATTCAGCAGAACTTCTGTGAACGATGGCATAGTATGTAGTATTACCATCTCCAATACCTGCTACAAAAGTTTCAAAATTAGTTTGAGCACCACCTAAATTAACTGTACCCGTACCAGTTGTAGTGGTGGTTTCTTTAACTCTATCATTTAATACTAAAGCCATGATTTATTATGCAATTCTGATTATGGATGTTGATGCCCCTGCTGCAGGAAATTGAATTGTAAAATCTCCATTAGTAGCAGTTTTGGTTCCTCCAAAGTCTAGAACAACAACTAATTTATCTGAGTTTGTATCGTTGTAAATAATAGCACCTACTGCTGATAATGTTACAGATGAAAAAACTTCGTCTGCAAAATCAACATGAGCTACATTACTTGCAACAGCAACAGCCTGACTTCCTAAAGCTTGTCCTGTTGCCGTATAACTAGTATCGGTAGAAGAAACTTCGTTAGTAGAACTATAAGCAGTACTACTTGTTGAAAAGCCAGAGATGTCAGTGTACAAAGCTATTTTAAAACTATTGCCACCGTTAGCAAAATTGTGTGTTCCAGATAAGAGTTCTGATTTAAATGCATCTGGTATTATATTAGCCATTTTTAGTCTCCTTTTATTTTATTTTTGGTTGTGGTGATTGTATGTCTATACGAACAACACCACTTGTGTATTCGTCTCTGCGTCTTCGGCCTTGTTGTTCTGCCGCAAACGTTTGAAGTCCTTCTTGATAAGCACTCTCATACAGTTGTAACATATTATCGGGTCCTTTCAAGTACTTTAGAGTTTCTACCATACAACCATTAATAAGTAAATCTTGAAAATTATTTGATATATAAGTAGTGCTTGAATTTGAAGTTGTAATAGTATCGGGTTGTTTTATGTAGGCCAAAGTGACTGCATAAGCTACATCTGGAGTTGGAGCTACTACCCAATTATCTGAATCCCAATGAGCATAATATTTAGGAGTTGCATTATCATCTGTATTATCAGGATCTGGAAAATATTCAGCTAAAAAAGAAGCATCTACCTGTTCTAAGAAAAATTGATCTGAAGTTGTAGGATTAGTTAATTGAACATATCTTATAATTCTAGCATCATTTGGAATAGTAACAAATCTATTACCAATAGTTAAATCTGAGGTAGCATAAAATTTAGTGTCATCAGAATCTACTGATCTAAATATTCTATTTTCTACATTTTTAATAATAACATTTAAAACTGTGTCTGTTAAAACATTACTATCTGTCTCTGAATAATTTCTAATATTTGTTCTTAATGTACTGAGATCCATTGTCATGCTGTGATTGTTGCCGGACCTGCTGATGCATCTCCGCCTCCTCCTTTTATATTTCCTGTTGTTGCTGTGTTTGTATCTACACTAAAAGTATAACTATCATCATCTACTTTAGTTATTGTATATCCTACAGCTTTATTTAAATTGCTTGCTAAGATACCATCAAATCCTAAAACATTTCTAAAACGAACTGTATCACTACTTGATCTTCCATGATTATTTTCTGTAACTGTTATTGTTGAAGAGCTAGCACTTCCTGTTGTAAAAGAATCTTTATTTAATAAAACAGGAACAATAGTTTCTACTCTATCTGGTCTTGAATTTTGTAAGGCTTGTGGATCTCCAGAATGAACTTTAGGTTCTAATTGAGGTTGCTTTGCTTCGTATTCTGTTTTGTGTACAAAAGAACCATTCCATTCTCTTAACATTTCTCTATAAGGAAATGCAAAACCACTTCTATCTGATATAGCTAGTGCATGTTTACCTTTTGCAAAATTACCCATTACTTAAAGCTATAGTTCCTTGGACTAATATAAAGACTTGTTGCTGTAGAATCTTCATTTAATGCTCTTTGTAATTCTTCTTCGTATAAAGGTTTTAAAATTTGAATTCTATCAGGAGCTATTTTCATACTTAAATAATATGCAAGACCTGAAATCATACAAGGTATAAAACGAAAAACTACATCTGTTTCATTTGTATAAGCAGTCCCGGCATCTTCTATTCTTTTTAAATAATAAAATTTTAATAAATGAGTTGACCCTGAAAAACTACTACTGGGTGTTTGATATAAAAAAATACTTGGTGAAGTAGTTCTTTCTACGTAATATTGACTAGGTGTTCCTTTAGATAATTTAGTTGCAAGAGAAGCATATGTTGATCTATCTATTTTACTTAATGAAGTATCTATAGGTGTTGTACTAGTTGTATTATTTCTAACATAAGCTTCTAAAACTTGATTAACTCCTGTTGGGAAATTTGTACTATCTGTAGTAGCATTATATTCAGCTTGGCCTTCTACCAAAGGTACTGAAGCTAAATCTACTTTCCATAAATGAATTCCTCTATTTCCCCATTCAGAAAATAAAATATTTAAAGATCTTCTTGCACTTTTTAAACTATAGCCTGTTCGTAAACTAATTCCACATCTCTCGTATGCTTCTTGAATTATTTCATCAATATCAAGATCAAAAGTAGTTGTGCCTGATGTAGCCATCTAGCCTCCTTAATATAACTTTTTAAATTCAGCTATAATTGTATACATATTTCCTGAATCAGCTGCACCAGGTACTACAAGATTAACATCACTCTCATTAGTATTACTAGATTTATCAGCGGGTATTCCACCAAATTCTCTAAAATCCCAATAGCCTGTTCCTGTTAAGCCTATTACTGGAATATCTCCATCATCATCTTCTTCATCCAAACGTGCAAAAGAGTCTCCCCCATCTCCACCTTGACATGAAAACCAAACTCTAAGTAAATTTAAATGAGCTACAGCTTCACCTGTAACACTATTCGCAGCTAGTGCTGATACATCACCAAAAACTGTTGTACCACCATCACCATCAGATTCATTTACTATTTTAATTACGACCCGTTGATCGTTTTGTTGTAGGATTGTTGGTCCTGTTACTGTATCTGCCATTTGTTTCCCTCCTTAATCAAGAAACAAGTGGGGCCGAAGCCCCACTTCTATTTATTTATTATTCGTTAATTGTTCTACTCATACAAACATAATGAACACCAATTGCTTCTGCTGCTGCTGCACCATTTTCAAGTCCTACATAAGGAATTAAATCAATGTCATCATCTAAAGCTCCTGAAGGTGTTGTACCTGTAGTTACCGCAGTACCACCGGTTGAACCAGAAGTGCCTGTAACATTATACTGAACTCCATCCACAAAAATGGACGCTTTTCTATTTGAATCAATAGTGATTTTTAAATTGTAAATAGTGTTCGCTGCTACTGTAATAGGTAGTTGACTAATAAAATCAGTACCACCAACAGAATGTACAAAATGTAATTTTGTAAAATCAGTGAAAGCTTCTGAGTTTGTTGCATCAGTTTGAAACTTAAAATAAGCTTGATCGTCATCTGTTGCAACTAAATGATCATTAGTTAATTTTAATCCTGCCCAAACTTTTTGATTGTCAATCGCTGTAGTATTGATTGATGTTTCAAAGTGAACTTGATTTTCTGTTCCCCATAAACATCCTGCCCATGCAGTTGCTGCTGTATCAAGATGTGGAGTAATAATTGCTTGATCTTGATCTGCTGTTGCAGTTGTTAATAATATTCCTGCTGAAGTAGTATTAAAAGTAGCTAGTGCAGTAGTCATATTAGTTCCAAGTGCTTCCCAGTTTCTATTTAAAGCTCTTTGAACTTCAACTGTTGATACCTGATCAATATTAGCATTGATACCTGGTCTTTGTAAAAACCATTCTTCTAAGAAGAAACGTCTTGCATCTCTTACACCAGAATCGGCAATTGTTCTATCCTGTATTAATCCTGTAGTGGAATTTTTACTAATAAGTCTAGTTCCATTTTGTGATCTAATAGGACCTGAAAAAGTTGTATTTCCCATTTTATTTTTGACCTCCGTAGTCATTGTTATACAGTTTTACTACGTGAATCCGCTAGATCGGCCTGCATAAGTTAATTAATTCTAGTC